ATGTCGTGGCGTAGGGGTTCGCAAGGAAGTCAGTGTTAGTGAATGGGCAAGTGACGATGCCGTTATTGATGACATACTTGTCTCCCTCTCTTTGATTGTCAGTCTGGTTGAATTCCTCAAGTTCCACCTGATCGACAACATTAGCAGGACGCAGGTGGGTGTAAGCAGGATCGATGCTGCACTTGTATTCAATAGAATTGACATTGCCTTTGCTGTGGTCCTTGAATGCGTCAACCACGATGCCATTCTTATACCTGTCAAGTCCAGTGACCGCATCGCGGACATTCATATTGATTGCCTGCAACTCCAGCATCGTCAGAGCAACAACCTCTTCGATGTTCTCAACTTTGCGGTCGATAGAAGCGATGTCCGCCATCGTGTAACGGCGGTAGTTATATTTCTTAATCTCAATGTCCTTCATATCAAAAAGATATGCAGGGAGGTAAAAATCGTAGAGTCGCAGTGCTGTGGACTGATCTGCAGGGGGAATCGGGTTCACAGAAGGGTTACCCTCTGTGTAAACCAGACTGCCATTCTTATCAATGAACAGTGCGTCACGTCGAGGCAAGTAGTACGTCAAATCACACATAAAGTCCGACGTCGGGACCGGAATCCTAGACACAGATGCATCGCCAAGGAGGTTGGTGCCTTGGAATGAGTAGTCGTTGAAGGTTATGGCATCCTCTGCTGTCTTGCCAGGCTCAATGGAAGGGATAAGACTGGAGACGCTGTCCACCACGGGACGGAAGTCGACCACATCTCTAAGCTCAATCTTCTTGCCTTCTTTGGCATTATACTGCAGAGGAGAGGTGCCACCTTTAACATAGGTAGGAATCTGCTCGTATCTTACTCCACGCTCGTGGGTGTATGAGTCAACACTGAAGAAGTCACCCTCTTCACTATGCTCAAAGTAGTCCATATCGATGTACAGGTTATCAGTTGGGACTGGTTTGCCTGGAATCAAGAAGAGACGTGAGATATCATAGTAGTTGTCTCTCTGCCCGTCGTCAAAACTATAGTTTGCTGTGACATCGATGGAACCAGGCTCTCCGGCAGGTGCCGTCATCGACACGCTGTTAATACGCCAGACATCTGGTTTCCCCAATGACACCACGAGGTTTTGTGGCAGTTTGTTCTTAGTGACAAGGGTTTCCTCAACATTATTGACAGAAACCTCAATCACCTCGTTATTTGTGAATTTTTGGCGAGGGATAGCATTGACAACATCAAGGATTGCGATTGACTTGACGACGCAATTATCTGGGAAAGGTCCATCCAAGTAGATAACCGCTTGTCTGCCGTCATCGCTGGGGTCCACCTGCATGACACGCATGAATCGCCCTGTGGTATCAGCGTCGCCACCAGTTTTGTTCCTGACAATGTTGACAGACACATTGCGTGGGTTGGAATTGAATCTTTCATTGTCCTTGCTTGTGGACAGAGTTAACATTCCCACACCCTTTGGCTCGTTCGTTACAAACTGACGGAACACTCGATAATTGGTACGAGTCGTCTTGGGATCAGACATCAGCGTCTGAACTGTCTTGACTGGCAGTTTGTAAATCAGGTTTTGTGAATCGTCGCCGTGAGTACGCACCCTGATTCGCTGGATGCCTCGACTGGTGACAGGTGCAGCCAGTGCTGTGGTGAAGTAAATAACTGCTGCAGAGCGATTCTTGCCATAACCAACGGGCTTAGTGGCGTGTAGGACAATCTTTGTCTCTCTATTGCCAGCATCATCGACAAATGTGACTGTGTCGAACCCAACCAGCTCTTCAGAGGCGTCGCCAGAGAAATTATCACAAGTTACGAACGGTTCGCCAGCCTTGCCGCTGAATGTCCCAGCGTTTGCCAAGTCATAAATCTGTGAGTCAATGTTGTCCCTGACTGAGATATCTGCCGAGAATTTGTCGGTGGACATCGAGGACAGCGACGAATAGAAGGATTTTGTCCTATCCAGTGAGTGTGTAATCTTGGCAGGCGGTGCAACAGCGAATCCAAGGGACCCATCGTCCGCTTCCAAGCGGTAATCGACTCGCTCGTTCAGTACGCTGCCACCTGGGAACGGGAAGTTGTAGAGAACCTCTCTGCCTTTGGGTGTCAGACTCAGTGTATTGCTAGCAGCGTCGTGGGTGAAGTCCCTACTTCCGTCTTTGTTTGCATAAAGGGTTGTCTCCAGTCCAACTGCCGAAACCTTTATCTCTGAGATGCCTGAGAGATCACCAGAAAAATTGCCCATCGTATGGAACATCATTCTGTAGACTTCTCCAGAACGCAGCAAACGACAAACTTTCTTTTGCAACTGATCTGGGTACTCTCCTGACTGATCGACAATCTTAGTCGTCTGTGTAATCAGTTCGCCGTTCTGGAACTCACCGACGACGTTGGAAACGACGACTATAAGGTTGTCAGATCCCTCTTCGACGATACCTACCGCCTGAGAGGACATACCGATTACTGTTTCTCCAATTTGCCACTCAAAATCTAACCCCTGAGTTGCTGCGTCAAGGACGATTGGCATCTCCGTGAAATACACGGATTGCAAGAAACCAAGCTTAAATGTTGAGTTATATCCGTGGAACCCGCTTTCGTCACCAGTGTATTGCTTAGGAGTGAAGAACTTGGGACGCATAATACCTGACGCCCTTGGTTCGATGGTATTCGCCATTGTGATGTCGCTGTTACCGATCGCAGCTCCTCGTTTGAACTGTTCAGGTCTGTTTGTTGAGATAACGCAGGAATTCGCCTCGTTATAAAGAATCTCGCTTTCGATTAATCCGTGTGCGCCGACCAAATTGCCGATTTCGCTGCTCGCAACGATGTGAATCGTAATGGAAGGTCTGCTGCCAAAGTCTGTCGGACGACCGTTTGCATCTGTCGATTGTCCCAGATAACCATCGATGAATGTCCGATACATCGTGATAGCATCGAACGCGTGAACTGTGGATCCCTCGTTTATGTTTTGCAGACTGGGGACGCCAAAGCAGTTGGTCACAGCGACATTGTAACCCTCTGTGATTTTTGTGAAGGTGGAGTCAATGAAATTGACCTGTCGTGGCTTGTTACCATACACATAAAATGGGTTGCTGAACCCGCACTCATATCCCTGCACATAAGCAAGACCAGGGTCGACACGAATTGCTAATAGGTTTTCTGCCGCGTCAAAGTCGATCGGCGTCGCGCTGCCCGACTTAGGAATAGGAGGGTAATCACCAGTGTCTGGGTCAGGGTCAAAGACGCCATCGACATCGTCAGTGTTGTAGTATTCGAGTGGTTGAATCGCGAAGTCGTTGACGATGTAGTTTCCACTTTCGTCGAACGTACGCTTGGCGAGAATGTCGTAAAGCCAGTCCCATTTAATAGACTTGTCCGTCTTGCCGATGATAGAGCCATTTTGAATCGTTGCAAGATTGATGAAGTCTGGAACCTGGGTATCAACTAAAAGTTTGTCAAGATTCAGCGTGATTTTGAGTCTGTCAGCACCTGGAGCAGCAAAATTAGTGTATCCTTGTGCATTGTCAAGAAGTGAACTGTCTTCGGCGTTAGTGATGAAGTCTTCAACGATAACGAAGCCGACTTGATAAGTTGGATCGGTGGCATACTTCTCAAGAGTGATAGTTTGCTCTTCATTGCGAACCGCGAACCCGTTAACATAATAAGATCCCTCAGTGACGGTGAACAAAGTGCCATAACCCATCGCTGGAGTGTCGACAGGCTTGCTGACATTGCTTACCCCGACTTTCGCAGTCAGAAGATTAGGAGTGTCAGACTCCAAAGTCTCCTGCTCAAGGAAAGACTCATACTCGGAGTTGGCACCCTGAGTTTCGTAGGTAACATAAAAAGTAATATCATCTTCCTCGGTCGCTTCGCACGCAAAGAGCACGCGTGCAACGACACCTGATTGTGCGCCCTTCAGATTATAACCGACAAAGTCCTGAGGGACAGATCCATTAGTGATCTCAGAAACCCGGACATAGGGGGATGGGTTGGTAAGAAAAAACTCACCAGGAGTCACCACATCTCCATCCTTCATAAAGGAGTTAGAGATCTGCGAAACCTGATCTTGCAGGATATTTTGCTGTTGGTTCAGTTCCCTCGCCTGGATGGGGAATCCAGGCTTGTACATCACACGATAAAAGTTCTTTTTAGGATCCCAATCGTCATTATATGGAGGTACATTCAAATTATGCTGCGTCGGCATTATAAGGACTCTTTAGGGTTATTTAGAACGAGATGCAGAGGCTTATTCGCTCAGTTTGAGTGGGATGCCGCATCACTGGTTTGATATTTGTGAGATATGTCATCCTGCCTCTGTATTTTTTGACTTCGCTATCTGCATATCCCATCCAGAAGTCCATTCCACCGTCCTCTTCTGCAAAGTCGGTGACTATTTGTCCCTCTGCCTTACTAGACATTCCGAGGATTGGATTGGGACCGCTGAATTGTAGGATGCCACCGGCCTCTCCGACAGTGTCCTCAGTCTGGACATAACGAATAATGCCTTTCTCTGCATCCCAACTGACGATTCTGCCGTATGCATAATACTGTCCAGGGGTCGGCTCGAACACCTCTTGCTTGATTACCTCTCCAACCTCAAATCCATCCATTGTGACATCCATCACCTTAATCGCTTTAACTGCACTAAGAGTGGGAGCGTTCTTATAGTCTTCACTGGTGAACTCGACATCCTGCAGAATACCAATCT